TGGAAAGGAGGTGAATAGAATGCAAAACTTTCAAAATCCTGAGGAAGGATTCCGGAGTCTGTCTGCTTTGATAGAGACACAACTCGATGAAGCTAAGAAGCTCCTAGAGCTGAAAAGTGAATTAGGAAGACTGCCAAACAGCGTGCTGAAAAGCCGCCTTTTGAAAAGGATAGACGACTGGTTTGACGCTGAACCCCGCAAGAGCGGCAGAGGCTTAGAGCCTGTTCTGAGTCCTGCGAAAGGTTTCTGTGAGGCATCCCCTGAGGCTGTGAAAACACCCTTAGAGGTTCCGGATGATGGAGACATTCCATTCTAGTACACTCCAGACCCTAATCACCGTTGTGGTGTTATGGGCTCACTCTTCTTCCGGCAAGGCCTCCCTTGCCGAGCTATTTGGCACCTTCTAAAGATAAGGAGGCACCCTATGCGTTATACGCGTAGCTCGGACATGCAGAGGCGGTTTATTGCCTACGGCCTTCCTGCCTTTGCCGCTGGACAATTAGAGGCGGAAATATTGAGGTGGGAGGTCAACTCGGGTCCTGAATGGACGGTTGAGCGGCTGAAAAGCCTGAAAACGGATTTTATCCGGCTCAGAGCTGACCAGGAGCCCCTTACCTGGGTCCGCAAGAACAGGCAAGGGGGTTGGTTCGGTGTGTGGGGTTTTCTGAGGAAGTATGCGAGCAAATCTTTGAAGTGTTTTGAGGTGGTCTTGAACTGCCTCATGGTGTACAGTTCTTTTGTACCCAAAAAACCTACAAAGAAGCATGTCCTTAAAATGAAGGCCTCTATTGAGTGCACTCCGGTTATCTTGCCGGACAAGCTCAAGAAAGATATTGCTGCACATGCCACAACGATTTTAGGAACTTTTCCGTTGGGGCCCTCCTGCCCCTTGGCGACCTTCCAAGGCAAAGTTTCTACCAAGGCCCCAATATGGGGGGGTCGCTCGGTGGAGCAATCGGACTTCATCGAGCAGGAACTTAAGTGGATGGAAGACCCATACCATCTCCTCTTCCTGAATCGGCATTATGAGTGTTACAGCTCAGTGCTGGAAGGTTTGTCCAACATAAGTCTGAGAGAACCTCTTAGAGGTCTGTCGGCAGGCGTTGCCTACCTTGCCGAAATGGGCCCGTTTGAAACGGTCCATGCCAGGCTGAAACCTCCATTTAGCCCTACTGATGCGGGGCACCTCGTTCCCCTAACAAAGGACGGGGGTTGGAAGGTGCGTTGGATTGCCAGTCCCTATCGGATCCATCAAATGGCTCTGAATCCTTTGGGTTCAGCCCTTTTTAGGGAACTAGCTCAATTGGATTGGGACTGCACTTTCGATCAAACGAAAGCTTATCCGTTTATCCAGAAGCATCTTAGAAAAGGGAAGGAATGTTATGCCGTGGATTTGTCTTCGGCCACTGATTTCTTTCCACTGGATCTCCAGCTTTCAGTCTTACGTGCTGTGATTCCTTCGGGAAAGCACCAGATTGATCTTTTCGAAGAACTGAGTCGAAGCAATTGGAATGCCTCCATTTATGGGAGGATACGTTGGCGGCAAGGCCAGCCAATGGGGTTGTACCCCTCATTCCCTTCCTTCGCACTTACTCATGGCATTCTTTTGGACGCTTTGAGTGGCAGCGTGCCAGGGCGATTTTATGTCCTTGGTGATGACGTCGTCATCCTGCATAAACCGACCTATGAGCGGTACCTGCAGACGTTGGATCTTCTGGGATGTCCTCATAACCCGTCTAAGAGTCTTGTCTCGTCGGGTTTAACAGAGTTCGCGGGTAAAATTATTACCCCCGAGCGAGTAGTCTCTCAATATAAATGGAGGGACCCCAACTCTAAGAATTTTTTGGAGTTGATGAGGACATTTGGTCAGCGATTTCGACCTATGCTTCGTGGTCGGGAACGCCGCGTCTATGATGCGGTCTGTAGGCTTTTACCCCCTTGGGGGTGTAACCACTCGTCGGGCTCGGCCGAGCCCCTCGAGAAAGTTGTCTACGAAACGGAGTTATTCGAATCGCAGTTGCCGGAAGCCAAAGTTGGGAGTGTCCATACAAGCTTCCTTCATAGGTTAGCCGAACTTTTGAAGCCCGGCCGTCCTGACAGCCTTTTCCGAAAGGTTTGTCCTGACTGGTTTCGAAAAGAGGCTGCGCGTCTCGACGAGAGACAGCGTACGGCATTTGAAAAAACACCCTTTCGAGCTCTTCCGGGAGACCGGGGAGTGCTCGCGGATGTTCTGGCAGTTAACGATGATTTAATCGAGCTGCCAGCCGTGGGTCCCAAGAAAAGGGTGGACCATAACAACCCGCTTGAATGGTATGAGCGGGTTTTAGGCTTTCGCCGAGAAGGCTAGACACCTACTGCAGG